TTACTTGACTTTAGCAGTTTAATACTAACAAAGACCGCCTCTTAAGTGGGGCGGTTTTAAATACCTAAAATATATATGGCCTGTTTAATTACTGCCGGAAAATTACTTGGATGCCGTGATCAACGTGGGGGAATTAAAAATTTGTATTTTGCAAATTATGACGACTACGGATACACGATTGCAGCTCAAGAATTGACCGCACTCGGAACACTCGCAGAGGTGTTTCAATACGAGGTAAAAGCGACTACAAACGCTTTAACCGAAACTGGTACAAGTTCAGAAGATAACGGAACATTTGTAAACGCCCAATCTTTGGCCGTTACACTTCCTAAATTGTCGGCTGACTTGCAAGCTCAAGTACAATTGATTTGCGCAGGACGTCCTCAAGTATTTGTTGAGGATTACAACGGTAATATCATGTTGATTGGAGCTACAAATGGCACAATGTCAAACTGCACCAAGGTGTCAGGCGGAGCAGGAGCCGATTTAAGCGGATACACTTTGACCATCGCTGCTGAGGAATCAAACTTATCTCCATTTTTAACAGGTGGAATGATTACAGCTTTAAAGGCTTTGGTTTCTAATGTTGTGGTTTCTTAATTTCTTTCATAGTTTTGTCTCATTAAACGCTCCTTTTGGGGCGTTTTTTGTTACAAATCAAATAAATTCAGTTATATAAGTATGTGGACATTTAATTTAACTGCGCCTTACCAATTCCGTTGCATCCCAAGGGGGTACAATAGTGGCGAAATCACGTTTTTATTGCGTGACGAAACGCGAGATATCACTCATACAATCGCAACAACTGCCGTTTATTATCAAAATAACGTCTTAGTTTTGATTTTTAACACGCCAATTTTAAAAGAGGGACAATCCTTTGAGGTTACAATCAACGAGGATGGCGATTTAATTTATAGAGGCAAGGCATACGCTACGGCTCAAACTGATTTGGAGAATTTTGAACTCAATAACGGAGTTCTAAAAATATAATATATGGACAAACTACAAGTTATTAACCTATCGAATTACATCCGCCCCGAGATTAAAGAGGTAAGCGGTAAAAAGTGGGTATTAAACGGCGAGCGCAACTCGTTTTATCAAACTATAATCGACGCCTATAACGGATCGCCAACAAACTCGGCGGTAATCGATAGTTATTCGCAATTCATTTATGGTAAAGGATTGACCTCAAAAGACAAAGCCAAAAAGCCAAGCGAGTGGGCCGCAATCATGTCGCTACTTTCCAAGAAGGATTTGCGTAAAATATGCAAGGATTTCGAAATGTTTGGCGAGGCATCGATTGAGCTTAAATATGTAAACAATAAAATACAACGCTGCTTTCATATTGCAAAGCAACGCATCGCTCCCGAAGTAGCAAACGAGGAGGGCGATATCGTTGGGTATTATTATAGCTACGATTTCAGCAACGTAAACAAATATAAACCCGAACGCTTTGACGCGTTTGGATATGGCGAAGGCTCAGGCGAACGCTCCGAGATTTATGTAATTCACGATTACCAGGTGGGGCAATTTTATTATAGTAACCCATCGTACGTGTCGGGCCTTTCGTGGGCAGCCATGGAGAACGAAATAAGTAATTATTCCGTTAATCATATTCAAAATGGATTGAGCTTCGGTCACATTATAAATATGAACGCTGGAGTCCAACCGAGTGAGGAGACAATTATGCTCAACACCCAAGCGATACGCCAACACTTAACAGGGAGCAGCAACGCGGGTAAATTCTTTTTGAACTGGAACGATACAAAGGAAAACGAAATCACGATCAGTAATTTGGAAGTGAGCGACGCGCACCAGCAGTATGCGTATTTAAGCGCGGAGGCAAGACAACAACTTTGCACGGCCCACAAATTGACATCTCCGATGTTGGTGGGCATTAAAGAGGCGAGCGGATTTAGCTCAACTGCTGACGAAATAAAAGTCGGGTTTGAGGAGTTAATGATAAATGTAATCAAGCCAAAGCAAGAGGTTATCCTTGACTCGTTAATGGAGATATTTGCAGTTAACGGAATAACAATGGAATTGGATTTTGAAAGTTTACGAAGCGAGCAGCAAATAGTTGTTGAGGCTCCCGTTGTAACTCAATTGGCATCGCAAGGTTTTGACGATTTAGGCGAAAGCATAGATTTAAACGAGTGGGAACTTATAAGTTCCGAAGCGGTTGACTATGAAAAAGAGGCCGAGCTTGACGCTGAACTTGATCGCATGAATGGAGTAAGCACTCAGCTAATGAGCGTTGCAATGGCTTCGGTATCAACAGGAACGGCAAGACCAAACGCATCGAGTTATCAAGATGGCGCACTTTTTAAAAGTCGTTATCGTTATAGCGGAAACCCATCTCCCGAGCGCGCATTTTGTAAGGACATGATGAGCAAAAATAAGCTATATCGTAAAGAGGACATTGAAATGATGAGCCAAAGAAACGTAAACCCTGGCTTTGGTATGCATCCAAACCCCGATCAGCCTTATGATATATTTTTATGGAAGGGCGGAGGCTTACAAAGTGAGGCGTTTCCATTTGGAACTTGCAAACATTATTGGATTCGTGAGACATATCGTAAAAGAGCGGACGTAAATAACCCACTTGCGGAAACTATTACACCAGCAGAAGCGAGAAAAGCAGGCGAAATCCTACCAACAAATAACCCAAAAGCGTATATCGCGCCTCACGACATGTAATTTATGGCAACTATTATACTACTTAAAGAAAACGAACTCACAAAAAACACCCTACTTGGGGGTAATATTGATATTGACCTCTATATTCCTTGCATCGCAGACGCTCAGCGCACGCGATTGGAGGAGATTTTAGGGGAAACTTTATACAATAAGATTTGCGAGGACTTCGATAACGACGATTTAGTGGACGAATACCTCACTTTGTACGAAGATTACATCAAACCATTTTTAATCTCGCAGAGCGCAGTTGAGTACCTCCTAATAGGGGCGTACAAAGTAAACAACAACGGTATATTTAAGGCCCAACCCGATAACTCGGTAGCGGTTGACAAGACCGAAGTTGATTATTTGGTAAACAATATGCGAATGAAAGCGGAAATGTATCAGGCGCGTATGGAGAAATGGCTTTGTCGTTTCCCTTTGCCCGAGTATATAAGTAGCTCAAACAATATAGTTAACCCAATCCGCACGCGTTTGGTGTGTGGCAAATGGTGGCTTGATAACCCATACTAAATATATGCGCAAAACCGACAAGAGAACCGAGGAAAACATCAAAAAATTAAAACTATTCTTAAATGGCATCGACACTAAACTTCACGACAAAAAGGGGGGATACCTTCAAACAAACGGACTTTCAAATAAACGTAAATGAAGTCCCTCTTAACTTAACAGGTGGCGATGTTAAAATGCAACTCAGAAAAGAGCCAGGGGGAGTTGTTGCTTTGGAGGTGCCAATCACAATATTTGACGCGGTAAACGGAGAGTTTTGTATCGATGAGCAAATAATTGATATTCAAGCCTGCTCCTATCGCTATGATATACAAATCACTCAAGCGAGTGGCGAGGTTGACACTTGGATAAGTGGACTCTTTACAGTAACCGACGATATTACACGATAAGCATGGCGGACAATGTAAATATTATAGTACAAGATACTATCAACGACATCGTCGTAAACGCTGCGGTTATAGTTGAGACGATTGACATAAACGTACAAGTCGCAGTCGACGAGGTGCAAATTATAGCAAACCCGAATAACTACGTTGTAAATATCAATCGTATAATTGGCGAGCAAGTACAATCGGATTGGGATCAAGCGGACGACCAAGCTCCCGACTATATTAAAAACAAGCCGACAATCCCAACTGCAACGAGCGACCTTACTAACGATGGCGAGGATGGTATCAATCCATTTATAACCGCAGCCGATGTAACGGCCCAAGTCAATAGTGATTGGGACGCAACGAGTGGCGTGGCTGAGATTTTAAACAAACCGACAATACCAGCAGCAGTTACAAAAACAAGCGATTTAACGAACGATGGCGAGAATGGAGTTGATCCGTTTATAACGGCTGCCGACGTGCCAGCTTCGGTTACATCGGTGGGCCTTACAATGCCTTCAGCGTTTAGCGTGGCAAATAGTCCTATAACTTCAAGTGGAGATATAGCAGTTACAGGCGCAGGCGTTGTCAGTCAATATGTGCGAGGCGATGGAAGCCTTGCGAATTTCCCTACTTCAACAGGAGGCGGAGCGTCTTTGTCGTTTTATTTAAACGGCTCAGTTTCACAAGGCACAATTGGTGGCGTAGCGTTTAGAGAGATGGACCGAACTCCAATTTTAGGAGCGGGTACTGATTTTACAATAAATGCAAACGGATATATTCAATCATTTATAACCGATGCAAACGTACCAAATCAATTAGAAATTCCTGCGGGTAATTGGAACTTTGAAACTTATTTTAGTGCCTCAAGTGGTGGAGGTAGTCCTTCGTTTTACGTTGAGTTATACAAGTGGGACGGAGCGACTTTATCATTGATAGCGTCAAACTCAGCAACGCCAGAAGGCATTACAAACGGCACGGCAATTGATGCGTATTTTAGCGCGTTAGCAGTGCCACAAACTACGCTATTGGCTACCGATAGGTTAGCAATAAGAATCTACGTTACGCATTCAGGCAGAACGATTAAACTACACACCGAGAACAGTCATTTGTGTCAAGTCATTACTACTTTCTCAACGGGCTTAACTGCGTTGAATGGCTTAACGGCACAGGTGCAGAACTTCGCAACGGGAACAAGCGGAACAGACTTCGGTATATCATCAGCAACTGCAACACACACATTCAATCTACCTACGGCATCGGCTGCAAATCGTGGGGCGTTATCGTCTACGGATTGGAGTACATTTAATAATAAATTCACACTTCCTGCACTCACAAGCGGAAGCGTTCTATTCAGCAACGGCACAACGATAGCGCAGGATAATGCAAATCTTTTCTTTGATGATACGAATAACCGTTTAGGAATTGGAACGGCAAGTCCACAAGAAAAATTACAAGTTGTTGGTGGAAATATATTATTTGGTAATGGATATAATCTTAGAAGTATTACAAGTTCGGGAGGTATTTCCAATGTATTTGGCACAACGGCTTCAAATGAATTATTATTTGGCAGCGGAAATTGGACTTTAATACGTTTTGATGTTGGTGGAGCAGCTGCACGTATGTCTATTCCTTCAACAGGCAACGTACTCATCAACACAACCACAGACGCTGGATACAAGTTAGATGTTAACGGAACTGCGAGGGTGCAGGGGGCAACTACAACTCAAAATATACTTGTTCAAACAGGCGCAACTTATGACATAGGAGTCTCCGCAACAAGATTTCGAGATGCTTGGTTTAGCAGAAATGTTCAATGTGGTTCAGTTTGGACATCTAACATAGCAATTGCTGGAACCAACTTAACATTTTATAACAACTCGGTTGCTGTTCTTGGTACTTTATTCGGCACAGGCAATTTACTTCTTTCAACAGGCACACAAACAGATATTGCATCTGCTAAATTAAATGTTAACTCAACAACGCAAGGCTTCCTTCCTCCACGCATGACCACAGCACAAAAGAACGCTATTGCTACACCTGCAAGCGGTCTTATTGTTTACGATACCGACTTGGGTAAACTTTGTGTAAGAGGCGCAGCAGCATGGGAAACAATAACATCACTATAATAATTAAACAAAAATACAATGGCTAAAATTCAACCAATAGTATTCCCTCTTAATCAAGGAACAGCAACAGAGATGAGTGTTCTCATTCTCAACTTTGAAACGAGTGCAACTACTTGCACTACCTACTATGAATTAAAGACTGACGAAGGCACTGTTCTAAGCAATGGTAACTACACGCTAACCGAAGATGAGTTCGCGGCGTGGGGTGAAGATAACACTTGGGTAGAGAATTGCGTGGCAAAAGACAAAAACATCACAATTTTAAGCTATTAATATGGAGGAATTACAAGTAATTAGACAAGCGATTGAAATCGCAGTAAAAGCGGGCGTTTATGCTATGGCCGATGTTGTGGCTTTGTCGCAAATATTGGATAAATTAGAGACAAAACTCAAAGAAAATGCAGACGATTAAAGAACACATCCTTCCGATTGTTTTAATCATTTTGGGTATACTTGACCAAACGACTGATTTACTTGTAGACCTTATATCGCAATTAGGTTTACCGGTATACGTAGGAACAATATTAAAAATTTTAGTTATTACTTTGGGAGGGATTAAGTTGTACCTTTCGCAGCCAAACAAATTAAACTCATGAGCATTGAAAGCGAACGCCTCGACCGAATAGAGCAACACATCAAAGAGATTAAAAAAGATAGCGAGATTCGCAGCGCAGACATCAAAGAGATAAAACAGGCTCTTTTGGGTAACGACCTCAACGGATTTCGTGGCCTTGTTTGGAAAATCTCCGACATCGATAACCGAGTGACTGACCTTGAGGAGAACGACGCCGAGCTTAAGGTCTACATCAAACAAGCCAAAGTTATAGCCGTTGCATTTACGGCAGCCTTAGTAACCCTATTATTTAAAGCGTTCAGCAAATGAAACTAAATACGCAAGGTTATCGCCTAATTTGTATGTTTGAGGGATTCAGCGCAAAGCCGTACCTATGCAGCGCAAAAGTGCCTACGATAGGCTACGGCAATACCTACTATTTAAATGGTAAAAAGGTCACACTCCTGGACAAACCAATCACGGAACTCGAAGCCTTTGAGATGTTCAAAGCAATCGCCGACAAGTTCGCCGATAAAGTGAGCAAATTAGTAACGGCTCCAATAGACCAATCGCAATTCAACGCTCTCGTTTCACTAACCTACAACATAGGCCCCGCAAACTTTCAAAAATCCACGCTATTGCGTAAGGTCAACTTCAATCACAACGATCCATCGATTCGGGCCGAGTTCCTGAAATGGAATAAGGCAGGCGGGCAAGTTTTAAAAGGCTTAACTATTCGACGCAAGGCCGAGGCGGACATTTATTTTGGAGAATAAAATCACATACAAGGGCGAAATCGCTCGCGAGTATATAGCAAAGTTTCCTAAGTCATCAACGATGGCTATCTCAAGGCTTTTGCACCAGGATTACCCGATTGACTTCTCAAGCGTAGACAACGCTCGCGGTGTTGTAAGAACACATCGAAACGAACACGCAAATAGACAGCAAAAAGAAGCGGTCGGCGAACGAACGGACAAAGAAAAAAAAGACTTTATGAAAACCAAAGCATTTGAGTTACCCGAAAGCGACTACGACAAACAAAAAGAGGTCATCGTTCCCAACAAAAACATTTTGTTTTTAACGGACATACACTTCCCCTACCAAAACAACGACGCGCTCCGATTGGCGATTGACTACGGCAAAGTCGAGAAGGTCGATTGCGTGTACCTCAATGGGGACACAATTGACATGTATATGCTCTCGCGTTTTATCAAAGACCGACGCCTTCGCAATATGGCCGACGAGCTTGAGATGACTCGAAACTTTTTAAAGAACTTGCAGGATCACTTTCAATGCCCGATTTATTATAAGATTGGCAACCACGAGGATCGTTGGCAAAACTTCCTAAAATTACAGGCTCCTGAGCTATTGGGTATCCCCGACTTTGAGCTTGCCACAATTTTAAAATTTGGAGAGTACGGCGTGCAGGAGGTAAAGTCAAAACAAATCGCAAAGGCGGGTAAATTGCCGCTTTTACACGGACACGAATTTTTTAGCGGCTTTGCGCCTCCAGTAAACCCAGCGCGTGGTCTATATATGAAAGCAAAAGAGAGCTGCATTATAGGCCACCACCATAGAACGAGCGAACATACGGAGGTAAATTTAAGCGGCGAGGTAACAACCACTTGGAGCGTCGGCTGCCTTTCAGGATTAAGCCCGGAATATATGCCTTTCAACTCTTGGAACAACGGCTTTGCCCACATAAAAGTCTCAAAAGGAGGAGATTATGAGGTCAACAACTTGCGAATAGTGGAAAATAAAATCAGATAACGTACTTATAATGGAAAATAAAATCAAATATATCCTTATTATATTGTTATTAGTTGGCTGCGGAGCGCGTAAAGTGAACAAAAGCACAACCGAAACGACCACAAAAAGCGAGATAACCGTTGTTGACTCGACTAAAATAGATACAAAAGAGGACTCGGAGGCCACAATTTGCACGGATGAGTTTGAAATCACTCCAATTGATACCATCAAACCACTGGTTATTATAGACAGTCAAGGCAAAAAGACTACAATCGTAAACGGACGCATTAAGAAACGAACGCAAATAAGCCGATTTAAGGCGTTAAAATCTACAACGCTACACAATACACGCAAAACTCAAAAGACTGCCACACAAACCACCAAAGCAAGCGAGAAACACGTTGAGCGCAAGCAATCTTATTGGTGGCTTTGGTTGATCATTATTATTGCGGTGATTCTCTACATTTACCGCCGCATTTTTATCTCTCGTTTTATTTAGAATTGATATAAATAAGCACTAAAAACAAACTTTGTTTAATTTTTTGTTGTTTAATTAATTTCTTGTTATATATTTGTACTCAGATAACAACAAATAAAAACACAAACACTATGGAAACTTTAAAACAACAATACGTAAATCAAGCTTTAATTTATAACTTGAATTTAAAAACTATTAAAAGACAATTAAATTCAAAACAATTAGCAGATTTAAAAAAACAATACAACTGTACAGAAGATAGCCAATTAGCTAAAGTAACAATGTTAAGAGGTATTAAATTATAAAATAAATAACTAAAAAATAAATAACTATGAAATACTTTTTACAACATCGCAAACCGCAGTACATTTTTTGTTTAATCTTGGCCAGCTATTTTATCGGTCAACTAATATTTAGAGCATAATGGAAAATTTAGAACTTGAAATCAAAAAACACGAGCGCGCTATTAAAATACTTGAGGCGTACAAAGAAAGCGACCGCCGCTTTAATGATCACAAAAGACGCTTAGAGGAGCAAGAAACTTTATTTGGCCTCGACGTATCAAGCTGGAACAAAAAACGAATGATTGCAAACTTTAATATTGGCTTACGCCTTGCCCGAATGTATGAGAACTTATAAAATCTATTACTACTTTGAACACTACGACGAGTGTCACGATTTTGACATCGAACTCCAAGCGCGTAACATCGACGAGGCACTACTAATGTTCAACCAATCCGATACAGTATTTAAACGAGTGTGGCGAATCGAGGAGCTACCATTTAGACCAAGACAATAATGACACCAAAAGAAAAAGCAATAGAATTAGTAAATAAATTTATTTTTATTCCTAATGGAGAAAAATTTCAAATTATATCAATAGCAGATGAAAAAAGAGCAATACAATGTGCTTTGATTGCAGTTGATGAGATAATAAAAAGCCATTATAAAGTATTAGGAGGAGTAAACCAAAGTATTTTTAATTATTGGGAAAATGTTAAACACGAAATTGAATTATTATAAATGAGAAACGAAAGAGGCGCAGGCCGTAAAAGCAAATTTAAAGAAGGTACGCAGACAAAGATCCTGCACAAACTTATCCCAGTAGACTCAGAAAACGAGGTAAAACAATCAATCGAAAATATAATTGAAAAATGGAAAAGAAAATCAACCTAAAAGAGGCTAAAAAATTCGACAAATGGATGCGCAAAACCGTAAAATCCGTTTACTATTACGACAACAAAAAAATGACTAACGCATATTCAAAAATTAATTAATCATGGGAGCATCAGCAAAATTATTCTTAGAAAATTCCGAGCAACTAATCACGATGTATGAGCCATCGTTCACAAAAAAAGACGCAATCCTTACAGGTAAGCGCATGGTCGATAACGTACTCGAAGAGGGCAACGTCGATAAGCATATGTTTATGGCGAACATTTGCAGACTTAAAGAGGTCGTAAATTCAGCCGACGCGGAGATGCGTAAGCACTTACCTGAGGAGAAGATGACTTGCTACGGAGTTGAGTTTACACCAGTGAACGGCGGGGAAACAATAAACTACTCGGACGATCCGATTTATCAAAACCTTAAGGCCGACCTCAAAGAGCGCGAGGAGCTGCTGAAATTGGCCCTCAAACAAACCCAAACAATTTTCGACGCTTATGGTAACGAGGTGCCACAAGTATCAATCACACCGCGCAAGTCATCAATCACATTAAAATTTTAATTATGGAAGTAGGAAAAAAAGTAAGACTGCGCGAGACAAGTATTTTCGTGCAGTTAGAAGACCGACACAACCCAAGAGATAAAGAGGGGACAGTCATCGAAATAGGCAACGAGTCAAAGGACAAACGCCGAACGCTGGAGCTGCCAATAGTGGTTGATTGGGGAGGGTTTACAAATTCATACCGATACCTCGATTTATATGAAATCTAACCGCCCCGCTGAAATCGCTAAAATTATTAAAGACGTCACGAAAGTTAATGTCTTTGAGAAACGGCGGACTCTCGAAATAGTTGACGCTCGCGCCTTATTTTGCTACGTTTTAAGAGTTGATTTAAGATACAAATCGGTAGAGATACGCGAGATAATCCGACAAAAACGCCCATACGATCACGCAACCGTTTTGTACATGGTTAAGATATACGACACCGACGTAAGATATCGACGCTCCGACCTGGAGGAGTTAAGACTCCAAATCATTAACCAGTACTCGCCTTACTTTACGATGCTAAAAAAGGTCAACGCTTTGACCGATGAGATACTAATGCAACAAATTATAAATTTAATCCAAGACCATGAAAGCACACAACAAAAAAGAGTTGATCTTTGTGACGCGAGCTGCGTTTGAGGCAGCTGCAATTTTACTAACCTTAATCGCAATCGGATGGCTAATTTCACACCTTTAACCAGGATCAAAAGAGTAATGAATTTTTACTATAACAGGGGGGTAAATTCCGAGAGAGTCAATAAAATCTATAAAAAGATTTTGTCAATCAAATTTAAAACAGTAATTTAGCCTTATCATAATAACCGATGCAAGGCTCGAGCATCCTAATTTCGTGCCATAAAAAACAACAAAATTATGATTACTTCAAACCGACGCGCTGCTTTTACGCAGCCAACAACAAACCCAGCAGGCAAATTTTTTGAGTGGAAATCGAACGAAAAGACTTTCGTTTATTTTGACAAAGAGACAAAAGTAAACGTGACAGTTCCGCTGCCGTTTAAATTCTTAGTTCTCGATGAGCTACACACAATTAAAGGATGGAACGACGCAACCGAGAGCGGCATTTACGCCAACGAGGTGAAATTCATCTCACGCGATGAGATGGTAGTTAAGCCGTTCAAAGGGAACGAAATCGCTCGAGGTCTTTACAAAGACATTAAAGAGAAAGCAAAAGCCGCAGGCGGTCACTATGTTAAAAGCATTTATATAATGCTTGAGGATGGCTCGATTGCAAACCTACAACTCAAAGGAGCAGCATGCCAGGCGTGGGGAGATTTTACCTCCAAGGGCAAACAACGACTTTTGGACGAGTGGGTTTCAGTAGTTGGATTTGACGAGGCTAAAAAAGGCAGCGTTAAATATACAACGCCTATCTTTGGTTACTTGGCCTCCATTGGAGACGCTGAGAACGACCTGGCGAACGAGGCGTTTAATACACTTGAGGCGTATCTTAAAACGTATTTGGCAAAGGCTGAGGCGGTGGATGAGGTTGAGACCGAAGAGGTACACGATGACTTAGAGTTTTAAAATTGGTTTGTTAAATAGTTGAATTAGGCGGTCTACGGATCGCCTTTTTTATTTTAAACCATTTTAAAATATTTTAAACTAAAAACAAGCGCAAGGCTTTATAAATCAATACTTTAAACCTTTAAAGTTTAAAATTTGAATAAGTTTAATTATTTTTTTTATTTTTATTTTATTTTTTTTACTAAAAAAATTTTAAACCTGGTTGAATGGTTTAAAATATCGGCACTCAGCCCAATAAAACCGCGAAAAAGCTTTAAACTTTTGGTTTAAAATATTTTAAAATGGTTTAAACGAAAAAAATAATTTAAAATAAGTTGATTATATAAGAATAAAACCTATATTTGCTGAGTATTGTAATGCAGGCTACAATATTATAGAAAATTTTTAATGAAAATCCTTTGAGGAGTAGTTGCCTGCACAACGAAACTCAAGGGATTTTATTTTTATATTATGAATGAATATTTAAAATTATTTGAGCAGCACTCAGTAGATGAAATTTCTAAAATTAAAAATGTTTCTATCCAGTACGTGTATAGGGTTTTAAAAAAGCACGGTGTTGTAGTTAAAAAAGGTTTTATTAGTGACTCCGAATACATAGAATTATTTAGGAATTACTCAATAAAAGAAATAGCCGAAAAACAAAACGTTTCAGTTCAATATGTTTACCGAATTTTACAACGAAATCAAATACCAACAAAATAATGGATCAAAACAAACTCAAGTTATTTTATGATAACTTCTCGCTTATAACGGTAAGCGAAAACAAAGTACCAAATTTCCCATGGAAGGCACAACAAACCGAACGCCTCCAGTGGGAAGTATTTTTAAAACATTATAATTACCAAGGCGGTATTATTCGAAAGGATGGCACCGAGATACCTGCAACTACAAATTTTGGAATCGTTACAGGCTTTGACTATCTCGAATGCGTTGATATTGATTTGAAAGTATTTTCAACGGCAAAGGAGCAGGTCGATTTTTGGAACGAGTACACTGGTTACTTAAAAGACAATATTCTCGACTTTGATGACAAGTTTGTAATCTACAAAACCAAAAACGCGGGGTATCATATTTTATACAAGAGCAAAAGAGTAGAGGGTAATCTTAAATTAGCACGTTTAAAAGCTCACACGGAGGCCGTACTTGAAACGCGAGGAGTTGGTGGGTATATTTTTACCTATCCCGAAAATAAGGTTTCAAAAAAGAACTACCATCAAATTGATTTTATCTCCGACGATGACCGCGAAATATTAATGTCATTCTCTAAAATGTATAATTACATTGACGAGGTGCCAGTGGAAATTAAAAGAGATAAAAAAATTTATATTGAATCGGATTTAACTCCTTGGGACGACTATAACCAACGGAACGATATATTTTCAATCGTAGGAGATGACTTCTCAATCGTTGGGAACTTATCAAAAAAATACGTTATCAAACGCCATGGAGGAACTTCTCCGCACTCGGGGTATATTTTCAAAGACACTGGTTTTATGTTTTTATTTTCTACTGGAAGCCAATATAAACACGAAACTCTTTACACGCCATTTACTGCTTATGCTCGAAAATATCACAACGATGACTTAAAAGCGGCAGCGAGTAAATTGTACTCCGAGGGTTACGGATCACGAATGGTTAATAAAGAGCTTGAGCCAAAAGAGAAAATGGTCGTTAATAAAAGCGATTTGCAATTCCCAATTGAGATATTTCCTAAGCCAATACAATCATATATTTTAGAATGCTCCGAGACTTTGGATAGTTCAATCGATTATATGGGTTGCTCGCTACTTTGGATGGTGTCGCTTAGTATTGGAAACTCAATGCAAATTGAAGTTAAAAAAGGATGGCGTGAGATTGCTACTATTTGGGTGGCGATTGTAGGTAAGGCTGGGATAGGTAAAACTCCATCCATTACAAATATTATTTTTCCGATTGAGAAAATAAACAACCGAGAAATTGCCAACTTTATAAAGGAATACGAAAAATACGAGTTTTATTCAAACCTATCTAAGAAGGAGCAAGAGGAATATCCCGAAGTCATGAAGCCAACAAAAAAGCAGTTTATCGCTAACGATATTACTATTGAGGCACTCGTTGACCTACACCAACAAAATGATATATCGGTGGGAGTTTTTAAAGATGAGCTTGCGGGATGGTTTAAGGACATGAACAAATATAAGCCGGGGAGCGATTTAGAGTTTTGGCTTTCTACATGGAGCGGGAAATCGGTCAACCTTAACCGAATGACTCGCGCTGGATCATTTGTCGCTAAACCTCTCATCCCTGTACTCGGAGGCATACAACCGACTATTTTTAATTCGTTCTACACCGATGACAACAAAGACAACGGATTTATGGATAGGATGCTTTTATCGTTCCCTGAGTTATCAATTGAGAACTACAACGACCGAGAAATGGATAGCAATACAATCCAATGGTATAGCGATACTATAATTGCGTTTTTTGAGGCTGTTAAGCATCGAATGATAAGAAGAGACGAGGAAGGAAATATAGAGCCTGTAATCGCCCGATTTGATCCCGAAGCCAAGGAAGAGTGGAAGCGTATTTTTAACGAGATTACAGGTATTCAAAACTCAGCCGACGAAAATGAGTACATGAAATCGATGCTGCCAAAACAAAAGAGTTACATCCCACGATTTGCCCTTCTCCTTCACGCCTTTAATGCGATTGGCCAAAGTAATTACAACTTTGAAATGATAAGCAAGGACTCAATTTTAAAAGCGGAGCAGCTATCTCGTTACTTTATCGCCATGGCTAAGAAGGTAAAAATCGACTCGATTGAGGTTGCCGAGATTAGAACGGTTATAAAATCAAATGCAAACAAAACAACAAAAGAAAAATTTGAATTGTTATACGAGGCCAATCCTGATTTGAATAAAAAGGAGGTTTCCGAGCAGTTGGGTGTATCGCTGCAAATGATTTATAAATATATCAAAGAGTTAAAAAATGAATCCATTTGAAAACGTAGGTAAATCAACCCAGGATGAGCGAGAAATTGAACGAATTGAAATCGAAATTATTAAAATTAACGATAGAATTTCAAGAGTTAAATCACAAATACAAGACCTTATCAAAACGAAGCAACAAAAAAATATCAATTCAAGTCAAAAAGAGCGAGGAGTTGATCAGGTTAGAGCAGCGATTGAACAAATACGAGGAAATATTAGCTGGCAAAACAATAGAAGGCGACAAGCTAATACAATTATCGAAAGGAATTTCTAATAAATTTTTACTAAAATGACAAAAAAATATCAAAAAGAAAAGTGTCAAGAGATATTAAATAGGTATCCGATTGACCACACGATAAAAGATGAGCGCAATTTTTTATTATCAGTATTTAGAAATCACCCTGACTGGGAACAAAAACGAGGCCAAGGAGGTCGACGAATTTTTATAGGGCAAGACAATTATAAACATCGTTGTTTTTTTATTGAGCGAGTTGACAATAGTATTATTGATATATCGTTTTTAAAAGCTATAAATGGTAAAAATCGGAGCCAATTAGAAACGATTAAAAGAGCTTGCCGAACTGCAATAGTTCCCGAGATACAAAATTTTAAAAATAAAAATGTGATTTTTGGTAAAACAAAGTGCGTTATATCAAACGAGATTTTAACAAAAGAAAATATCAATATTGATCACTACGATTTGAAGTTTAGCGAAATGTTTGAGCTATGGATAAAAAAGCAGGATATTAAGCGACTGCTTATAAATATAGAATCAAAAGACCAAGCCGACTGTTTTATAAATAATGAAATCCTAAACGATTTTATAAATTTTCACAATGCAAATTGTAAACTTCGGGCCGTTACTAAGCACGTAAATCAAACAATACTAAAATGATTTTACGACCATACCAAGAGAAACTCTCAGCCGAGGCGTTGGGAGTTTTAAAGAGTCGGGGGATTATTTACCTTGCGATGGAGGTGCGAACAGGCAAGACATTAACAGCACTTAACACGGCCCAATTATTTGCAGCCAAGCGGGTCTTGTTTTTAACAAAAAAGAAGGCGATGTCCAGTATTCAATGGGACTACGACAACTTCGGTTTTGACTTTGATTTAACAATCATAAACGACGAGAGTTTACATTTAGTAAAAGGAGAGTTTGATTTAATCATTCACGATGAGCATCACCGCTTTGGTGCCTTCCCTAAGCCAAACGCAACGGCCAAAGAGTTTAAAAAGCGGTTTAGTAAGCTGCCTATGATATTCCTAAGCGGTACGCCAACACCCGAGAGTCACTCTCAATGGTTTCATCAGTTTTGGGTAAGTGATAAGTCGCCATTTAAGAACTACACGAACTTCTATAAGTGGGCCGCTGAGTACGTCGACATAAAAGAAAAGCGTTTAGGCTATGCCGTTGTCAAGGATTACTCCCAAGCGGATGAGCGTTTAATCCGAAGAATTACACGGCCGTATATTATAACTTTCACACAAGAGCAGGCAGGCTTTACAACCAGCGTTAAGGAGATGATCCTGGAGTGCGAGATGCAGCCAATTACTTACGAGGTCATTCGCAGACTTAAAAAGAACTTGATAGTTCGCAATGGACAAGGGCAAGTCATATTAGGCGATTCTGGCGTAAAACTTATGGGTAAGATACACCAACTGTCAAGTGGTACTTGCAAGTTCGAGGATGGCACTTCAAAAGTAATTGATAAGAATAAGGCGTTTTTTATACATAACCAGTTTAAAGGTATAAAAATCGCGATTTTTTATAAGTTCAAGGCCGAATGGGATGCGCTGCTCGAAGTTTATGGAGCCGATAACTTGACAAATTCAGTCGAGGAGTTTGATGCAACCGACAAATGTATTGCCTTGCAGATTGTGAGCGGACGCGAGGGCGTCAGTTTAAAGAACGCAAAGTACCTCGTTTACTATAACATCGATTTTAGTGCGACATCATACTGGCAAAGCCGAGCAAGGTTGACCACAAAGGATCGTTTAAATAACGAGGTATTTTGGATATTCAGCAAGGGCGGCATCGAGATGGATATCTATAAGACCGTACTACAAAAAAGAGATTATACACTAAAAATATTTAGAGAAAATGCACACGATTAAAATAAATTTGTATATTTGACAACCGCCAAGACGAAAACAACACAACACCTCTCTTTTGCACTTGGCGGTCAATCGAGGGGTGTTTATTTTATATTAGATTATGCAATGTAAAATTTGTAATAAAAAAAGTAATCATTTAGAAAATCATCATATTATACCAATTTCAAGAGGTGGTGATGATAGTGAATCTAATTTAATTAAAATTTGTACAAAATGTCATAGTTTAGCTCATGATGTTTCTTTTACAAATGAACGAGGTGGATTAATAAAAGAAGCTCATGAAAGAAGAAATTTAAATTATAAAATAGCTTTGGAATGGTTTAATAATGAGCAAAACGAAAAATTATTTGATAAAAAAATGGAATTATTTTATAATAAAGATGAAGATAAACATATGCTTTTTTTATTATTAATTGAAAATAATAAAATAACTTTATATGATATGATGCAATGGACAATGGGTAAAAAAATTAATTTTAAAACTTCTTTTACTTTTTAAAATAAGCAAATGACCGAGCAGCAACTTCAAACGAAAATTAAACGCAAACTAATCGAGCGCGGTTGGTATGTGACCAAACTAATTAAGACCTCAACGAACGGCATTCCCGACCTGCTGGCAATCAAATACGGCAAGGCGATGTTTATAGAAGTGAAACGCGAAGGCGGTAAGCTCTCACCTATTCAAGAGCTGCGCATCGAGGAGCTGAAAGCCGCTGGAGCGATTGTAAAGGTTTGGACTGACTTTGATACTAATTTTATTTAAAACAACCCTTACTATGACACCAAAAGAGAAGGCAAAAGACTTAGTGTATAAATTTTACCCAAGTGTACAATGGAAATTAGGCCAGGAAGATTGTTTAGATAGAGCCAAACGATGTGCTTTGATTGCAGTTGATGAGATTTTAAATTTTAGAACTTTTTTAAAATCAATGCCATTAGAAAATATTTATTACTGGCAAGAAGTTAAACAAGAAATCGAACTACTATGAGAGCAGGATCAAGGATTTATAAGAGTCAAGAGGTGCCAATTCACGCAGTTATCAACACTAATAAAGTGGGGCGAGAGTTTTATATCAGCGGGATTTGTTACAATACCGCTTTTATTCGTTATATAGATAGTGGAGAAGTAATAGAAATAAAATTAGGACTATTAAAAAACTATTTATAGCTTTGTAGCGATATGGTCAAACCTCACACTATAAGTACGCAGATGTGGCTCGAACAAGAGGACGATGACCTTGGAATGGGTGGGAGCTTTGTCGAGTTTCGTGTAATGGTCGACTCAATCAACGGCTACTGGATCGAAAACGAGTCCGAGATTTGCATCGTAGTACAAGGAACGGTCTACTATGTCGAGAATAACGAGGCATTGCTGCTCTTTTTATCGGAATATTTTAACCCAATGCGGTTATGATACTCGCAGAATTAGCCAAAAAGGATGCCCAATGGCGAAAAATGGCTTTTCAAATTTGCAAAGACAAAGACCTTGCAGACGAATTAGTACAGGAGATGTACTTAAAATTATACCAAAATACCAATCTTATCAAAGATGGGTATATATATACAGTACTTCGTAATCTATTCTATGATTATACTAAATCTAATAAAGATATTCTTATAGATTTTAGTAATATAGAGATAATAGATACTGAGTACGTGGAGCCTATTGACTACTTTCAATTGATGAAAGGGTTAACCTGGTATGAAAGGACTATGTTTGAACTCTCAACCTTAGTTGGGCAACGAGAACTCAGCCGACAAACAGGAATCCATTTGCAAACAATACACCGAATCTCTAAAAAAGTTAAAAATCAAATCAATGGCAAAAAGAAGGACTAAAAAAGAAATACAAGGCCTTGGCGATGTAATCGCTAACATTACCAACTCAGTTGGGATTGAGCCTTGTCAAGGATGCAAAGAGCGTCAATTTGGACTAAATCGACTATTCAATTTTAAGAAGGTCAAAAGCGAAATGTCGCAACCCGATAAAGAGATGTATTTAGAATTTATGCAACTCAAAGGGCAACGCGTTGTCGATGGCAAACGAACTGAGCTTAATTTAGACGATATAAGCTATTTAAATGCTTTATACCTACATTACTTCGGTTTAGACAATAGCAACTGTCCAACGTGCTCAAAAGTCCATGAGCAGATCATTAAAGACCTATTTAAACTTTACTCGTTCAGCGATGCCAATTAGTTTTGATTACGATGGGACACTCTCAACCAAAAAAGGCAAGACCTTAGCCGCTAAATTTATAAGCGATGGCAAAGATGTACGTATACTTACTGCTCGCAATATTGCTAACGATAATAGCGACTTGGAGGCCACCGCCAAAAACTTAGGCATCGATACAATTTACTACACCAACGGCCGAGACAAATGGTCATTTGTAATCAAATACAACATAAAAGAACACTATGACAACAACCAGGAGCAAGTCGACAAAATCAACGAAAAAACAAAGGCAAGAGGAATTCTATTTACTGATTGATTTCATTGATCAAGTAATCGACAACAAGCCCGAAGACGTTACTCACAACGAGCTTTGGCTTGCACCTAACCTCTACGATGTACTCAAATTAAAAGAGTATAGAGATTTTAGTATTAATACCTCACCCGAACTAAAAGAAAACGATATAATTATAGGACAATGGAAACAGTAAAAATAACTTCAATTAAACTAAATCCAAATAATCCGCGAATAATTAAGGACGACAAATTTAAAAAATTAGTGCAGTCGATTAAAGATTTCCCCGAGATGTTAAACATTCGGCCCATCGTCGTAAATAAAGACATGATCATATTGGGAGGCAATATGCGATACAAAGCATGCAGGGAGGCAGGCCTTAAAGAGGTGCCAATCATAGTGACTGACTTATCAGAGGAAAAACAAAGAGAGTTTTTGATAAAAGATAACACCAGCGGAGGTGAATGGGATTGGGAAGTTTTGGCAAATGAATGGGATGTTGAGCAGCTAAACGAGTGGGGTTTAGACCTTCCCGAATTAGAAATTCCTCAAATTTTAGAAGCTGAGGAGGATGACTACGAGGTGCCGAATGAAATTGAAACCGATATTGTCTTGGGAGACTTGTTTGAGATAGGAGAACACCGATTGCTTTGCGGGGATAGCACTTGCAGTGATACAGTTGCAAAGTTAATGAATGGCGAGAAGGCAGATATGGTTTTTACTGATCCTCCTTATGGAGTAGATTATAAAGGAATAAATAATGATAATAGAAGTGGTTTAAAAGATTTATTAAATGGAGCTTTTCAAAATTATATTTTAAATTCAAAAAATGGAGCTTCTATTTATTGTTTTCATTCTGACAAATGTTCTGATATTTTTAATGAAGTATTTAGATCTTTTTGTCATTTTTCTAGTATGATAATTTGGGTAAAAGAAAGTATAGTTTTATCTCAAACAGATTATCAAAGTAAACACGAGCCTTGTTTTTATGGATGGTTTAATAATGGAACTCACAAATGGTATTCAGACAGGAAACAAGAAAGCGTTTGGATTGCAAAAAGCATAAGAGAAGAAGGACACACAACTCCAAAACCAATTGAAATAGTTTCAAAAGGTATTCAAAATAGTAGTTTGTCAAATCATTTGATTTTAGATTTATTTTTAGGATCAGGCTCAACAATGGTCGCATCACACCAACTTAAACGCAAATGCTATGGAATTGAACTCGATCCAAAGTATTGCCAAGTAATTATTGACCGAATGAAAAAACTCGATCCGAGTTTAGTTATAAAAAGAAACGGAGTGAATTATGCCAACTGAAAAACAAATACAAAATTTAGTACCATTTGAAAAAGGCAAAAGCGGAAACCCGCTCGGCAGGCCAGTAGGTGTTAAAAATAGAACGACCATCGCTAAGCACTGGCTCGAAGCGCAGCAGTCAGCAAAAAACCCAATCACGAACGAGGTCCAAACGCTCACGCAAGAGGATATCATGACACTTGCTCAAATTAAAAAAGCAAGAGAGGGAGACGTCGCAGCTTACAAAGCTTTGATGGACTCGGCCTATGGTGCACCTGCTCAATCTATTGATCAAAATATAAATATTGAAAAGCCTATTTTTAACGGCATTGAATTAGATGTTCCAACAAACAACGGCTCAGAATAAAATAGCGGCTTTAAGGAAGCGCGTGAGGATTGTGCAGGGCGGAACTTCCAGCTCAAAGACATTCTCAATCATACCGCTTTTAATTACATACGCAATACAAAACCCGTTCTCGGAAATCTCAATAGTGAGCGAGTCGATACCGCACCTCAAACGTGGGGCGTTAAAAGACTTTCAAAAAATAATGTTGATGACCGACAATTACAAAGACGCCAACTTCAATCGGTCCTCTTTAAAATACACCTTTACAAATAATAGCTACATTGAATTTTTTAGCGTGGACCAACCCGACAAATTGAGGGGTGCAAGACGTGACGTCTTATTTATAAACGAGTGCAATAATATAGACTTTGAAAGCTACCAGCAGCTATCGGTAAGGACTAAAAAATTTATCTATTTAGACTACAACCCAACAAATGAGTTTTGGGTGCAGACTGAATTAAAAGAGGACATCGATACTGACTTTGTGATTTTAACTTACAAGGACAACGAGGCCCTTGATCCTTCAATCGTTCGAGAGATTGAGAAGGCAAAAGACAAAGCTCTAACTTCTACATATTGGGCCAATTGGTGGAACGTTTACGGACTTGGTCAACTCGGCTCACTTGAGGGCGTTGTGTTCCAGAATTGGGAACAAATTGATACAATACCAACCGAGGCAAAATTCTTAGGTTGTGGCCTTGATTTCGGGTACTCAAACGATCCAACGGCGCTCATCGCCGTGTACGAGTATAATGGTAAAATAATAGCTGACGAAATGATTTACTCGACCTCACTTTTGAACTCGGATATCATTAAAATGATGCGACAAGACAAACGCCTCCCGATTTGGGCAGACTCAGCGGAGCCGAAGTCCATCGAGGAGATACGCCGAGCGGGTTTCAATATTAAAGCGGTGGTCAAAGGGGCCGACTCAATCAATTTCGGGATATCAGTATTGCAGCAGCGGGATATCTTAGTGACAAAGCAAAGCACAAACCTAATCAAAGAGCTGCGGAACTACTCATGGGACGTTGACAAGACAGGCAAAAAACTTAATCGACCTATTGACGACTTCAATCACGCCATCGATGCGATGCGATACTTCGCTATGATGGGCCTCGCTATAAAGCAACCGCGTAAAATGATTATAACGTAGGTTATTTGATGCAAAACATTTGATTTTGTACGTTATAACGTACACCCGAGAGGGTATAAGTGCATGAATTTTTCTAAAAAGCGTACCCATTTGGGTACAAATCGTACCCGAGGGGGTAAAAAAAATAAACAAAACAACATTTTTCAGTTATATAAGTATGAGAGTAGTAATCCCAACAAACCTAAGCGAGATAAAATTATCTCAATACACACGCTACCAAAAGGTATTAAAGGACAACCAGGACGATGAGACCTTTGTTTGCATCCAAATGGTGGCCATATTTTGCAACCTAAGCGTTGCCGATGTGATGAAAATCCCTGTTAACGACTTCGCGGAGATTGTTGAGAGCATCGCCAAGACGCTCGACCAACAACCAAAGCTCGTGCAGACCTTCAAAATGGACGGCGTGAACTACGGTTTTATTCCGAATCTCGATAAGATGACACTCAGCGAACACGCAACTGCGGACACTTTACTCGGCAACGATGAGAACATACCGCTATTAATGTCGGTTTTATATCGACCAATCAAAAGAAAGGCAGGAGCATTTTATGAAATCGAGGAGTTTGATGGCGATGAGAGCAAAGCGGATTTATTTAAAGACGTGCGAATGGATGTTGTGGTTGGCTCAATGCTTTTTTTTTGGACTTTAAGCAAAGACTTATTGAGCAATACTCTATTGCATTTGGAGGACAAGGCAGCGAGGGAGGGAGTGAATTTGGAGGAAATTTTGGCGAGCGGTGGGGTTGGTATCAGTCATTTGTTAGAATTGCGCGAGAACTTAGAATCCACGTTCGCGATGTGGGAAAAGAGCCACTTCATGAGTCACTCACGCTATTATCATACCTAATCGACGAGGCCCAGGAGGAGGCCAAACAAATTAAAAAACAAATGAAATCATGAGAGCATTTTACCAAGCAATCGACTACATAAAGGCAACGCTCGAAAGCGCGCCTCTACTTACGACCATAACTCACGGCACCGATATAATCGACAACGTGAAAAAAAATATATTCCCCCTGGCTCACATCAACGTACTATCGTCGAGCGTAACCACTGGCGTAGTGACGTTCACTTTCGAGGTGGCGGTGGTTGACATTCGCAATATGTCAAAGGTGCATATTACTGACAAATTTTTAGGCAACGACAACGAACTCGATAACCTCAACACGTGCCACGCGATACTCAACTACATGATTACAAAGATGAGACTCCGACGCAACGACGATGACATTGAACTCATAAACGATCCAACACTTCAACCTATTTTGATGGCGTTCACAAATGCCCTCGATGGGTGGCGTTGTGAAATTGAGTTGCAAGTTCCGAACGACGATTTCACAGTTTGCTGCGATGGAAACTAAAATAGTACAACAAGCCCTCAACGAATTTGGAGCGATGGTTGTGCAACGCGCACAGGCCAACCTTAAAACAGGGGGCCGATACGGTACAAATAATGCGAGCGGTAAGTTATCAAGGTCGCTCAACTTTAAAACTAAGATAAACCCGAACTCTTTGGAGTTTGACTTTTACGCTGAGGACTATTGGAAATTATTGGACTATGGAACAACAGGAAGTCAATCAAGTAGAAAGGCTCCAAAATCGCCATACAAAGCCGACGCAAAAATTGGAGCGATTGATAAGTGGGTTGTTCGTAAAGGACTCAAAGGAACGAGGGGCAAAGATGGGCGTTTTTCAAGTCGCAAGTCGATGGTTGAGGCAATCACAAAATCGATAAATAAGACCGGGACATACGAGACGAAATTCTTTCGGAACGCCTTTGATTTAGAATATAAAAATTTTGATGAGGTCATCGCTGAGAAGTACGGCCTCGATTTAGAATCATTTTTAAAATACGTAGTAAATGAAAATATTAAACGTTAGGTCGCCCTATTTTATCGAAGTTGATGAGACCGATCAAGTTGCCGCACAATTAAAACTATTTATTTGGCATAAGGGCGAAACCGAGCCGACTGAGGCAACCTACACCCTGGAGAAAAATATCGTTTCGGCTGCATCGCCTTTGATTATCTTTAACATCGCGCCATATATCGCTGAGAAAATTATGCCGATTGACGCAGACCCGAGAGACTACGCACACGAAGAGTCAAACGATGTTTGGGTGTACGTTCGCGCCGAGTGGTTTTACCAATTAGCAGGCGATAAAACGTGGCTGCTTGTACGTGAGATTAGCTACATAGGTGTAAATGGGTTTACCTCTTACATGGGTGGCGCAAATCAAGATACAACAGCTCCAATCGCATACCTAACAAACCCCGAAATATATCAATATTATAACGAGGCAACTGTGCAAGACGATTTGCCTTACTTTAACGTATTAATTGAGCATGATGGAGAGTCACTAACCGAGGCTAAATGGACAAATCGACGCACTTTTACTTCGAGTACGCAAGTATTATTGGACGATAGTTTTGTTGCGGACACTTACATGTTTATGATACCCGCAAAAGACGCGGGAATTGCAGACCATAACTACGGAAACGATGTAATAATTGAGAGCGAACTCGTAGAAACGATACAACCAACGGTCACATTTTTACCAATTTGCGAGGCGAAGTATACGCCAGTGACTTGCGAGTTTATAAACCGATACGGAGGGTGGCAATTCCTTGTATTTTTCAAGGCTCAAACAAATAGTTTGCAGGTTGAAAACTCGACCTTTCAACTATTGCCCGATAATTGGGATTATAACCCGCTGCGAAATCAGTTTCAATCGTTCAATTTTAAAGGTAAGCAATCGGTCACTTTAAACACTGGTTGGATTGATGAGAATTTCGCCAACGTGATCACCGATTTAATGTTGAGCGAGACCGTTTTATTGGACAATAAGCCTGTAAATGTAAAGACCAAATCGACTGCTTTAAAAACGCGATTGAAGGATAAAAACATCAACTACACAATCGAGTTCGATTACTCTTATAACCTTATAAATGACGTCGTATAATGCAGAACGTACAACTCTATATTTATGTTGACGATGCTCTTGGTGTACCTGTTGCGCATCGCATTGAATTATTTAACGACGAAAAAATAAGCGTTACCTCGAGCATCCAAAATTTTAACGATATTGGCAAACTGTTCTGCGATTATTCTCAGAGTTTTACAGTCCCAGCAAGTAAGCATAACAACGCGATTTTTCGCCACTGGTATGAGTCGTCCGTGGGTGATACAAATGATATCAATCCCCAAAACGTAGATAACGCGTTCGACCATCGAATTAAGTACTACGGATTTATCGAGATTGATACAATCCCATTTCGTGACGGCAAATTCACAATGCAGAAGGCCAACAAAAAGAACGGATTTATAGAATCTTATACAATCAATTTTGTAGGTAATTTGGTGCAGCTCAAAGACAAATTTAAAGAGGATAAACTCAATCAACTTGAGGGCCTTGATGATTTGAATTTTGAGTATAACTATACAAATGTTGTAGAAGGTGGATACACTAATGTAAAATTTCCGCTTATTGGTAGCGACCGACGTTATGAATTCTTAACAGGAACTTCGAGCGATGTTTGCACTACTACTGGAGCGGTAGATTATAGAGAGTTATTTCCTGCGGTAAGGGTAAAAAAAATATTTGATTATATACAAAACAAATATGGATTAATATTTGAGGGAACTTTCTTTAATTATACTATGTTTAGCGAGTTGTTTTTGTACTGCAAAAACACCGAGAAATTTAATTTTTATGGAGATCCTATTTTAGTGAATTTTAGCACAAAAGATGGAGGGTTTACTCAAATGGATTTACCAACTGACACGCTTACATTTTCATTTCAAGAGGAGCCAAACGCTAACCGATACGAATCGTGGATAAAAATAACTCCAACAAGTTCGGTAATTACTTACAGCGTTCAAATTTATGACAACGGAGTACTTTGGAATACATTTGAAGATTTAACAGGCTATCAAGATTTAAGTTATTTTAGTCTTTACCGAGTGGACGAGAATTTAGTAAGCGGCCAATTCGTTACGCACGCTTTTACTTACAAATTAACTTCCGAGCTGCCTATTACATTTAACGCTGAGTTAAATTTAAAAAAGAATAGCGGCTCGTCATTTACAGGTTATAATAGAAAGGCTTATGCAACTGCTAACTCAACTTCGGGAGATTTACAAATCAGTCGATATATGCCTGACATGACAATCGACACTTTTTTAACTGCAATTATAAAAGCGATGAATTTGGTAATTGTTCCAACAGGTGAAAATAAATTCTTTTTTCAGTCATTGGAGGCATGGTATCAAAGAGGTACAATTATAGATATAACCGAATATGTTAAGGCTGAGGACATCGAGATATCAAGGCCCAACCTATTCAAACAAATATCATTTAAATACGAAAAATCAGAAAATATTTTAAATAATTTTTACCGAGGTGCTAATAGTCCCGATGAATATGGCGACCTTATTTTTGATAATCCCGACTCAGCCTTTACTACAAATTATGAAGTTAAATTGCCGTTCGAAAATATCATGTGGGAGCGTTATCCTGAATCGGAATTTTTAACAGCAACTTGTTGGAATAAAGATAGACAACCATATACACCAAAGCCAGTTTTAATGTATTATAATGGAGTGCAAACTTTAAGCGATGGGGGTGTTTACTATACCGATGGCGTTACGCCAGGATTATATTTAGAATATCCAAGATTTTCAAATGAACTGGGGTTAGGAGGAAGCGATTTTAGTTATTTAAGAACTTTAAATTGGGGCATCGAGATTTCACCCTTCTATTTAGAGCAATCAACTAACGGACTTTTTAAGCAGTACTATGCAAACTCGATTTTTAACATTTACAACCAACGGACGCGAGTTATAAAAGCAAAGGCAAATTTAAATCCTTATCTACTTACGTCGCTAAAATTGAACGACCGAGTTGTGTTATCCAATAAGCGTTATATAATTAATACGATGACAACCGACCTAACTACTGGTGACGTTGACTTTGAGTTATTAAACGATTTCCGTATAATTGACGGCTCCCCACTTTTGCGTTATGCAGACAAAACCGCGCTATCGGTTGACAATACAGCCCAAGTTGTGCAGTTTTTAATTTATAAAATTAACTACGATACATTTGACACGGTTACCTCGGGAGGCTTTTTGAGTTACCCGATTACAGCTGACAACGATGCGGATATTGTCTTGGACGTGACTATCCCTGCCAATACGAGCGGAGTTGATCGCGACGACGAAATTGCTTTGCGTTACTACAAAAATGGAATATCAACCGAAATTAAAATACCAGTCTACCAATATGCTTAATCACATTTTACAAATGCTCAAAATCGCGGAGCAATACGAGAATACCGAGACGATTGCAATCGCCAAGGGGCGATACGAATACACACGCAACTATTTACAACTATTTAAAAAGGCACTGAAATGGCAATAGAAAAGGTAATTGATATAAAAGTACAAGGCAACGCGGAACAAGCGGTTGGCAGTTTACGCTCGCAATTAAGAGAGGCGCAGGCGGATGTTGCTAAACTCTCGGATAAATTCGGGGCCACTTCAGCGGAGGCGGTAAATGCTGCTAAAAAAGCGGGAGAACTTAAAGACCGAATCGGCGATGCTAAGGCCTTAACCGACGCGTTCAATCCCGACGCTAAATTTAGATCGTTAACTGCATCTTTATCGGGTGTTGCTGGAGGCTTTGCTGCTGCTCAAGGAGGAATGGCTTTATTTGGTGTTGAGTCAGAAAATGTACAAGCCACACTTTTAAAAGTGCAGAGTGCGATGGCCTTGTCGCAAGGCATCCAAGCAGTTGGGGAAAGCGTTGACTCATTTAAACAATTGAGCGCAGTAGTTCAAAGCTCAACCGCTTTTCAAAAACTTAATTCAGCAGCAACAGCTGCCGCAGCATTTATTCAAAGAGTGTTTTCAGGAGCAGTAAATACGACAGCCGCTTCTTTTGTTACATTAAAAGCCGCGATTGTATCAACTGGGATTGGGGCATTAGTTGTTGGTATTGGTTATTTGGTTTCTAAAATGAACGAAGGCGCTGATGCTGCCAAAGAATTAACTGAGGAGCAAAAACGTCTTAACACGCAATTAGAATATACAAAGCAATTATCGGATGACGCTGCAAAATCTATTGATAATTGGACTCAAATGGAACTTGCTGAGGCAAAAAAAAGAGGGGCATCTGATAAGGAATTGACTAAAATAAAAATCGATGGTATTAATTCAAGAATTGAGAACAATGCCAAAGAAATTGATAATCTTATTGCTACAAAAGGTCAAGAATATTTATTAACAAAAGAGCAAAATAAAAGAATACAAGATTTAAGAAATCAAAATCTTGACTTACTTCGTCAAGGAAATTTAGAGGTTGCAAACTTTGAAGCCGATCAAGCTGTAAAAGCTCGAGAAAAAGAAAAAGAAAATGGCGAAAAATCAAAGGCGGATAGATTAAAAGAAAAGGAAGATAGGTTAGCTGCAAAGAAAAAAGAGGCTGAGGAGTTATTAAGACTTCAGGAGGAATTTGCAAAGGCATCAAGAGATAAGCAAAGAGAGGAATCTTATAAGGCTTTGGATGATATTGAGGCAGCAACTAAGGCAAATTCCGACGCTTTACTAACTGAGCAAGAGCTTGCAATTAAAAACGAAAATGATGCTTATAAAATTAAGTACGACAACGCGGTAAAAAATGGTTATGATACTGAGCAATTAGAAATTGAGCATTTAAATAAAATTAATGATATCAATCTTACTGCTCAAAAAAAGCAATATGACGATGAAAAAGAAAATGCTGATGCTATTAAAAAATTAGAAAAAGAAAAAGCAGCTGCGAGAATGGCTGCTTTATCAGCCTTTTCATCAACATTAAAAACTGCTTCGAGTTTATTAGGTGAAAGTACAACGGCGGGTAAAGCAGCCGCAGTTGCAGCAGCAACAATAGATACAATACAATCGGGAGTTTCTGCATATAAAGGAATGGTAGCGGCAGTACCGGGACCAGTAGGTATAGCTTTAGGGGCAGTTGCAGCGGCTGGCTCGTTGGCTTCTGGTTACGCATCTGTTAAAAAGATTTTAGCAGTTAAAACTCCGGGCGGTGGTGGCGGATCAGCACCTTCAATGGGTGGCGGTGCAACGGCCCCACAATTTAACGTCGTTGGCTCAACAGGTGTCAATCAATTAGCGGGCGTAATGGGAGCGCAGCAACAAACGCCAGTACAAGCCTACGTCGTAGCGAATAACGTGACAACGGCCCAATCACTTGACCGCAATATAATTCAAAGCGCAACACTTGGAGGGTAGTTTATCAGCTTATAACCTTAAAAAACTATAAAATTTTAAGGTTATAGGTTGAAAAAAGGGTTGAGTTTTTCAATTTAAAAATTGAAAACGAAAAAAAGTTTATAACAAAACATTTAAAATCAGTTATTAAGTTATGGAAACGTATGAAGTAAAATTTAACGAGGGAGATAACGACGGGGTGTACTGCATTTCGATGGTCTCCGATCCTGCCATAGGGGTGCAATTTGTGACCTTATCAAAACAAAGAGAGTTGAAGCTCGCAACTATAAACGAAGAGCAACGCATTTTGTTGGGTGCGGTTTTAATACCAAACCAACCGATTTATCGCAACCAGGACGGACACGAATTTAACATCGTATTCCCCCCCGAAACGATTAAGCAAGTACAACAAAATTTCAGTCGTCAAGGATATCAGAATAACTCAACGATTGAACACTCAGGCGACAACGTCCAAGACGTGACTTTTGTTGAAACGTGGATTAAGATGGACGAGGTACATGATAAGTCAGTACATTATGGTTTTAACGAGCCAGTGGGTACGTGGTTTGCTGCAATGAAAGTAAACAACGACGAGATTTGGAACGACTACGTTAAGACAGGCAAAGTCAAAGGATTTTCGATTGACGGCGTTTTTGATTTAGAGAAAATTAATTTAAATAGTGAATATAGTATGAATTTAGAAAGCATCGTTAACGCGATAAAAGATGGTTTCGCCTCGGTAAAATTATCGAACGAGACCGAGCAAGTGGAAGTGACTATGTCAACCATGATGCTCAAAGATGGTGTTACCGTTTTAGAGGCTGAATCTTTTGAGGCAGGAGTTCCTGTTATGATTGTAGCTGAAAACGGCGACAAAGTTCCCGCTCCAATTGGAGAACACGAACTTGAGGATGGACGAATTTTGGTAATTACCGAAGAGGGAATTATTGCCGAAATTAAAGACGCAATGGTTGAAGAGGTAGAAGTTGAAGAGGCTCCTGTTGAAATGACAAGCGAGGATCAATTCGCTGCATTGGTAAAATCAATCGTTACCTCGATGAGTGTTGAGGTTGCAAAACAAATCGAATCGGTTAGAACTGAATTATCAGCTCAAATCGCTGAGGTTAAAACCTCTCAAGTAGAAGTGAAAGCATCTACAAAAGCAAAGCCCGAAGTTGCTCAAACTTCAAACTCAAACGTGAAATTGACACGTAATCAAAAAATATTAAACAACATTAAAAATTTAAACTAAAAATGGCTACAACTACAACTGTATCATCTAACTACTCAGGCCGTGACGCTGGAGTAATTATCGGTCAAGCGTTCAAGACAATTGACACTATCGAAAAAAACGCGGTTACTATCGCTGAAAACGTAAACTACAAATTGTCTTTGCGTAAAATTGCTTACACTGATGGGACTACCGCTTACACTTGCGGATTTGCTCCTGCTGGGACTATCGTTTTAAACGAAAACCTAATCGAGCCTTTCAAATTCAAAAATGATTTTGACGTTTGTAAAGAAGATTTTAGAGCTACATGGTCAGACGGTATCATGGGTGCAGGTGCTGCTAACTCAACCGCTCCAAGCGATATCATGGATGCAATCCAAGCTGAGGTTTTGGGTGCTATCGGTGAAAAATTGGAGACTGACATTTGGCAGTCATCTACAAACTTTGACGGTTTCATTACTTTGTTTGATGCCGATGGAGATGTAAACAAACCAACTGCTGACGCTGCCGTTTCTGAATCGAACGTATTAACTAAATACTTGAAACCCGCTTTGGCTGATTTGCCAATCGCTTTGAGAAATAAAGAGTTAGTTTTCGCAGTATCTCCCGATGTTGCTCAATACTACGCTTTTTACTTGTCAACTCAAGGGATTGTTTACGGAATGGGTAACACCGACTTCCCTTTAACTTTCGGACGTCACACTTTGACCGTATTAAACGGACTTCCTGCAAACTCAGTTGTTATCTACGAGCGTAAAAACTTAGTTTTCGCAACAGGTTTAACTGCTGACCACAATCAAGTGGCTATGGTTGACGAAGACGAAATCGGTTTATTGACTGGTAAAGTACGTGGTAAAGTAGTTTACAACGTAGGTGTAGGATACTACAACCCTGAGGAAATCGTTTACTT